GATTTGGTAAAACTGATGAAGAGAAGAAAGCGGACGATGAAAAAGCAGCAAGAGAAGGTACTGGTAAGTATCAATCTTTAGATGAAGGCACTTTTGATGCCATTGATAGTATGACTCAGGATGCACCTACAAGTGATAATAGAAAAGGTGCAAAAGCACCGTTTTATGATCCAAATTCTAAACAAATAATTCAACCTGATAATGAAAACTATGATGAGATAAGATCGAAAGCATATCCTAATCTTCCAAAAGTAAAATCTAGTGAAAAGACACCGATGGAAAAATTCATTGCACCAGAAGAAACTGATGGAGAAGGTAATATAATTCCAATGAAAAAACCAATAGGTGATGAAGGTATCATTGCTAGTCCTAATGAATTAGATCCTTTTGATAAGTTATCTATTTTTGGTGAAGATAAGAAAGCGAAAATGAAGGAACTTGCTGATGAAACAAAGAATTTTATGGATGAAAAAGCAATGCCTATTATCAATAATATCTTTAAAACAGATAATGTAAGTCAAGTAAATCAAGGCAAAACAAGTACTGTTATTAAGTCTAGTGTAAGAAAAGAAGACGACCTAATAGGTATATAAAATAGTATAAATAGTACTAAATATACAAAGATTAATTAAGGATTATTTAATGACTACTAAAATTACAGACAAAAATTTAGACACAAGTTCGGTAACATCAGCAAAAGTTGTTGATTCTGAAATCGTTAATGCTGATATTAGTGCTAGTGCTGCAATTGATGTATCTAAAACTAGCGGTGTTCCATCAGCATCATCTGCTGATACACTTCATTATAGTATCGGTCTATTAGGATTTAAAATGGCAGTTTCTAATTCATTATCAGTATTTGGTATGTCGGACGCTTTGGTAGATGAATACCACGACACATCTGGTGTTAGTAGTAGTACTGGTATGACTTATAATAGTGGATCAGATTACTATAACAATTCAGGTGGTGCTTCTGGTACTATAACAAGTGACAACTTTACAGCAACTGCTGCTCCAAGTAAATTTAGAGTTGTGTTATTACAAGAAAACGTAGGAAGTCCTACAGCAAATACAGACTTTATTGTAAAAGTAAGTAGAGATGGTGGTTCAAATTACACTACTGTTACTACTTTATCAGACGCTGGTTATGTTACGGGAGCAAGTGGTACTAAAATTTGGACTGCTACTACAGACTTTAGTAGTGCAAGTGGTTCAACTGTTAAGTATCAAGTTGTATGTGCTAACCAAGAATCAAGGATTCACGGAATATCTATATCGTGGGCATAATAATTTAAGAAGAATAGAGGAAAACAAATGACAACAAAAATAACAGACAAAAACCTGAATGACGATTCAGTATTGACTGGTGCTATTACAGATGGTACTATTGTTAATGCTGATATTAGTCCTTCAGCGGCAATATCGTCATCAAAAATAAGTGGTGCTCTATCAACAGAGGATTTAGATCAAGTTAATTACAATATCGGAATTCTTGCATTTAAGCACGCTGTTTCTGAGTCACTAACCATTTACAATTTGGTTGATGGTATTATTGATGAATTTAATGATACTTCAGGTGTAGCATCTACAGATATGATTTATGATGCTCCAGGTGACTATTACACAAATTTAGCAGCACCTCAAGTAACAACTCAAACACACAACCAAACAGGTCGTACTAGTTCTGGATCAGTAGATTCACTTACAGTACCGTCTTCTGGTACTTCTGCTACATTTTATTTTTGGGCAGGTGGTGGTGGAGGACCTCAAACACACACTGGTAAAGGTGGTGGCGCTTCTGGTCATACTACAGGTTCAGTCCCTACACCAGGTGGTGCAACATTTAACATAGTAACTGCTGGTGGAGGTCAATTCACAGGTGGTCACCACGGTGGTGGTGGAGGTTTAACAGGATTATTCCCTAGTGGAACTTTTCCAGTTTCACCAAACACAGCATTTACAAACACAATCTTAATCGCTGGTGGCGGTGGTGCTGCTGGTAACGAGGCATACGGAGGTTCTGGAGGAGGTGCTTCAGGTTCTGGTTCTCAAAATAGTGGTAACGGTGGTAATCAAAATGCTGGTGGTTCTGGTCCAGATTACAACGGTGGTAAATTATATGGTGGTAACTCATCTGCTCAAGGTAACTTAACTACTAATAACAACCAAGGTGGTTGGGGTGGTGGCGGAAACGCTCACGGTAACGAAAGAGGCGGTGGTGGTTCTGGATACTACGGCGGCGGCGGTGGCTGGTCTGGCGGTGGTGGTTCTGGATACATTGGTGGATCACCAAGTTATTCTGTAACAGGTGGTACTACTACACAAGGACAACAAGGTAATGGTACTCAATCTGCTAACCCACCTCAAACAGGTTCGCCATTCTATAGTAACGTACCAGGTTCTGGACAAGGTTCATCATTAAGTGCTCAAGGTGGTGGTGCTGTTGCTCAATATACAATTGTTCCTTCAGTTGCTAGTGGTACAATAACATCTAGTACATTTTCTGCTTCATCTACACCTACGACTGCTCGTATAGTAGTCTTTTTAGATGCTAATGGTGAAACAATTAATACAGATATTATTGCTAAAGTAAGTAGAGATGGTGGTTCAACATATACTAACGCAACTCTAGTAGATTCTGGTTATATTACTGGCACTTCTGGATCAAAAATCTATACAGATACGGTAGATATATCAGGACAACCTTCTGGAACAAATATGAAATATCAGATGTCATTTTCTGGTCTTTCAAATTCCATTCAGGTTAATGGTGTTTCACTACAATGGGCGTAGTATAATATAAAAAACTTCTATTCTTAAATGCGAAAAGGGAACCTTTACGGTTCCCTTTTCTTTTTGTAGAGATGAATTAAGGGATAGTTTATTGATCGTCTTGTGCTAATTTACTAAAATATGACAAGTTATCGTCATCATCACTAGCAGTATTGACTTCTTCTTCTATCACCTCTTTTGTTGTAGCAACTGGTTTAGAAGACATTGGTGGGAGATCAATATCTTCAGCAGTTTCTACAGTTCTTGTTCCAGTAATAACCTTATTCAGTTTCTCTTTGAGTTCGTCATAAGATTTAAAATTACTAGCAGCAAGAAACGGTTTGAGTGCATATTGTTTTTTCCAAATCTCATCTATTTTCTCGTCTGCGTCTGCGACTTGACTTGGCGCCTCAAATTCTGATTTATCATAGTTCCAGTAACCATCAACTTTTCTGATCTTTAGTTTAAAGTTTGCACCTTTCCAAAAATCAAATGGATTGATTGGTGACTCATCCTCAAATTCAGGTTGCATTGCTTCAGTAATCTTATCAAAAATCTTTTTACCAAATTTATATAATTTTACTTGACCTTCGTTTTCAGGATGTTTAGGGTCTGAAACAACAAGAATATTTGCAAAGTAAGATAATTTTCTTTTTCTTTTTCTTGCAATCTCTTTATCTGCTTCAACACCTGTATTCCATAATCTAGTGTTCTCTTCACTTACTGGATCTTTTTGATTTAAAGTTGTTAGACTATTCTCAATATACCATCCACCTTTGTCTTGGAAAGCGTGAGACCATACTCTTGCCCACGGCACATCTTCGCCATCAACAGCAGGTAAAAATCTAATTAAAGCATAACCATTACCTGACTTATCTAGTTCTGGTTTCCAGAATCTATCGTCTGAATAGTCTTTACCTTTATCAGTAACTTGTGTAGATTTTTCTAATTGTTTAGTTAGTTTATCAAAGTTCGATTGACTTTGTTTTAATTGTGAAAGTGATGTCATTCGTATTTCTCCGTATTAATTGTATTTGTTTGTTTATGTGGTCTGTATAATCGACCTCATTATTATTTATACTTATCAGTATATCATAATTCCAGTCTTTTGTCAAGTTCTTCAAAGGTAATATATTCAAGTCTATCTTCTTTCCATTTAACCCATTCTTTTATCTCATTATTAGGTAAATATTCAGTATCTTTTCCTTTATTTACCTTAATAAACTTAACATTAGGATTTTGTTCAAATAGTGTATTCCATTGTGTAATCCAATTCGTTGGATTTGTAGCGTTTGCCTGTGCTACAATGTAGTTCTTTGTGTCTTTATAGATGTTATTTACTTTGCCTGTAGGTGATACTAAATCGTGCCCTATCATATACAGTTCTTTTGGTTGTTCTTTCTTAACTGCAATATAACCTGAAGTAGCGCCTGCTGCCCAACCCATATCTCTATCGTTAGGCATTAAATCTGATATGTTATGTGATTTATCATTTGGATATATCCAAGACCAATAGAGTTGTTTGCTGTCTATTTTTTTTGTTTCCTTAACTTTTCTTTGTTGTTTTAAAATAGTTACGACACCTGCTAAATTAACACCGTGCATAACAAACTCTTCCATACCCTCTTCACGTTCGTTACTCTTTGTTACATCAAATTTTTTTATTACTTCATCAAACTCATTTGCTTTTTCTGTAACACCGTAGATGATACTTTTAAACATTTGACCTGGTAGTTTAGTCCAATCTCTAAAATAACAATCTGTTGTTTTAGCATAACCACTATGATATATTTCGTGCATTATGCCGTGATCTACAGCAATTAGTCCAGTTAATAAATCAGGATAATCTCTATAAATGGCATTACAACCATATATCTTACCTTTACTTTTTAACTTTGTAATATCATAATCTAATCTACTTTCTCCATTACCTAAACAAAATACTTTACTCATCTTTACTCCACATTGTCTTTTCTTGTAATTAAATTAGTTGGTTTCTTTATAGGCATACCTGCTCTATCAAAGTATTTACCGTCAGCATAATAAACGTGAGATAATGTTCCGTCTTCTAATTTAATTGATTTCTTATCAATCTTTGATCTATAAATTGAACCGTCTTTTAAAACTAATTGTAAAACACCTGATACATTGATGTATATTCTATCACCACCCATATTAGATTCAGGTACAATTGATTTTTCATCTATCATAAAAATTTTTCTCTCATTATCTTTTTACATTGTGTAACATTATATTTTAAAAAAGGTTTATACTTTTTAATCTTTTTACTTATGCCTGGCCAGATAATTTTTTCACTAATTTCTTTGTCATATCTTTTAACCAATCCCAAAATATCGTCCAGTATGATAAAACTTTCGATTGAAATTTTTTTACCAATGAGTTGTTTGATAATTCCATTATGTTGTCCATTAACCACAGAAAAGTAATCATCAAAAGAAATGCTATTCCCATTGAGAGCATTATCAATATGTACCAAATCGCTCCTAAAACTGTACGTAATCGACTCTCTTCGTAATTTATATTGCTCATATATTTGATCTCCGTTTGTTCTTACTATATCTCCTACCCATTTATTCGTATCATCAATAAAGTTTGCTACAAAATATTCAACTAACTCATTCAAATTATATTTAGTAGATAGTTTATAAAAGAAAAATCTATCTTTTCTTTTAGTAAATGTTTCTAATTTAACACTTGTTTTACCACCATACTTAAAATAATCATAGTTTGTAGTAAAATGATTTTTAATTGCTAAGTATATTTTGTATGCTTCAAATCCTTTCATATAAACTTATGTGTATTACTAGTAAAATA